CAAGATTTACTTTAGGAACCTCAATATAAATATTCTCCACACCATCCAGATTCACCAAGTCACGAATCTTATCCTCCAGAGAATCAAGAGTCTGAACTTCGGGTTCATCATTTGATTGAAGAGAAGTTTGATCGCCACCAGATATTCCAGTTTCATCAGATTGCTTTGGTTGTGAAGATTCAGACTCACTCTCCTCCGAATCAGGATCCTCCTCTACGGTACTCTGTTGCTCTCCCGATTTTACAGTTGAACTTTGTTGCTCCAAAGAATCCAAACTTGCAATCTTTTGCTTCTGTTCTTTTTCTTTCTTGCAATATTTGTAAAGTGCTTCTGCGGCATTCAGAGCATCATCAAAAGTTTCAGCATCATCAATCAGATTAATGATGTCAGTTTCTTCACCACGTTCAATCGGAATAGTAATATAGTTTCCAACCTTAAACCAGAGATTAGCACGATCAGCAAGATTCATTTTACTGATATCTTCATCCCTAAGTTGAAAGAAATCGTCTTCATTCAGTTCCTTATATCCATTGAAAAAAGTCTTTGCAAGTCCAAGATACTTACGCTTCATCAGTTTTTCAATACGGGCATCTTCTACCACATTTACAAACTGAGTAGGAACTTTTACTTTCCCAATCCAGTCCTCATCGGGAGTAAACAACGCATGACCCACTTCATGACCCACCAGCAGGTCATATACAGTGTTGCTTGCCTTTTCCCACAGAGGCAGAGTCAGCACACGAGTATGAACGTTGAAACAAGCAGTCGCTACTTTCTTGTGCTCTACGACAAGATCCTCAGTAGCAAGCAGTTTGGCAAGTTGGGACTTGATTTCGTGACGGACAGACATTAGTTTTTGTTCGTATGAAACCATTATAAAACGAAAGGTCGCCTTTTGGACGACCCATGTGACGCTTTTTGAACTGGACAAGTCGTGCTTTGGCTTGCCTCAGTGCTTGTGGTTTCAGTTTTCGTTTTTGTTCTTTCTTGGAATGGTGCTTCCAATTTGGGACTTGCATTGTTCTTAGGTGTATCAGGATACCATACGGGAAAAACCTTTGACTTTCTCAAACTTTATGACACTTTCAAATTTGTCTTCCAGTCCAGTCTTATGAGAGATGACAAAAATATTAGCATCTTTAATCACATAACGGATAATCTTAAGGAACTCTTCTGTTCCTGTAGAATCCAAAGAACTATCAAAAATCTCATCAAGAATCATTAAGTTAGTATTCACCGAATTTTTCATTCTTGCAACTTCTCTCCAAGTGAAAAGAAGTGCCAAATCTATACGTTGCTTTTCACCTTCACTAAAAGAAGCATAAGAAAAATCTTCGTGAATAGGTGACTGGACGGTTTCGTTAAACTCCTCATCAAGAGTAAAGTTAATATAAAAGTCCATCATTTGCAGGTAACGATTGACCTGCTGATTGATGAGGGGCAGATACTTCTTAATGATTTTGGACTTTACTCCACCGTCTTTAAGCAAACTATACGTAAAATCGTAATAGTTAATTTTGTCTTTTCTAGAAACGAGTTCGTCGTATGTAGTTTTTAAGTTTTTATTGAAGGATTCTAACTTCTCATGTTCAGAATTTCGGTTTGCAAGGTTCTCGGTAATAGTTTGAATTTCAGATTCAAGATCTCTGATTTGTCTCTGACATCCAGCGATCTTAGTATTGTTTTGAGAAATGCCATGCGTTAGTTTTGTAATCTCCTTCGTAAGAATGGTGAATTGACGCTCTCGCTCTTCCTCCTCTTTAATTGCCTCCTCCAGTTCTTTATAACCAGATTGCAACTCCTTTGCTTTAGATTGAGCGTCGTTAATTCTATTTATTCTGAAGTCCTCTTCAATAGACTGTGTGCAAGTGGGGCATACCGTATTCTCTGTAAAAAACTTATGCTCTTGTGTGATCAATGATACTTTTTGTGAAATTTTACCTTTAAGGTTTCCAAGTTTGCGAAGTTTATCTGCAGCTCCAGTGACAATTTCTTGTTCTTTTGTATATTTGAAAATATCTTCTTCCAGAACAGAGTTTTCGTTCATATAAACGACAACTTCATTATCTAACTTGGTAATCTTTTCTTTATCGGTATTAATATTAGCATTACCACGATTTTCTAATTCTTCAATAAATTCCTTTTGCATCTTAACTTTATCAAGAAGAGATTCTTTTTTAAGTTCCAGAACTTTGATTTCTTCTTTTGATTGTCGAATTTTTTCTTTAATTACAACATTCATAGAAGAAAAGATCTTGATGTCCAACAGATCTTCAATCACCTCTCGACGATGAGCTGCAGACAACTGCATAAAAGGAACAAAGGTGCTTGAACCCAAAATCACAATCTGAGTAAAAGACTTATAGTTCATTTTAAGAACATTTTGTTCTAACCACTTCTGTTGATCCAAAGCAGCAGATGACTGATCAAGTAGACTATCATTCCTCCAGATTTCAAATACTGTCGGTTTAATGCCCCTTACAACTTTCCATTTAATATTTCCAATTAAAAAATCAACCTCAACTCTACAATCCTTTTCATTTACAGAATTAAGAAGTTGTGGTTTATTAATTTTACGGAATGGTTTTCCAAACAAAGAAAAAGTTAGTGCATCCAAAACTGTGCTTTTACCTGCACCGTTTGTACCAACAATTAAATTAGTTTTATTTTTTGTGAAATCAACTTCAGTGTACTGATTGCCAGTACTTAAAAAGTTTTTCCAGCGAATAGTCTTAAATAAAATCATGTTCAGTGTTTGGAGGAATTACAATATCATCAGATGTAATGATTGTGTATTGATACCCGTGTATTTCACAAGTTTTTATCATTACTTCATCTTCAATTTCAATCACATGCATTTCTGGATAATCATCTTCTTCTAACATCATAGCATATCTTGTTGCATCATCTTCTTCTTGAAATAAGTACAGGATATGTTCTCCCTCATCGTCAACTACAGAATATGCACCTTCAGTTTCTCTACCATTTATTGTTAGAATAAACATTAAACTAATTCACATGCCTCTTGATATATTTCTTGCATCATTTTTTGAATGATTGACTTATCAAGATTAATTTCTGCCTCCTCAATATATCTATTCAGAATTGAAAGTGTATCCTCACTCTCAAATGCTTCAAAATCTTCGAACTCCTGGATATTAAAGTTTTCAACTACTTTAAGTTCCGCAATATTTGAAGAGTACAATTTATCAACAAATTTTTCAAACTTTTTAGTATTTGTTTTTTTACGAACAATTACTCTTACGATTTTATTTTCATACTCACGAGTATCAAATGTTTGATAGTTAGTATCCTCATAATAAATGTTATGAAACATTTTATATGGGTTGTTAATTGGAGTATGTTCTAGAGTTTCCGTATCGAAGATGTGAAATCCACGAATATCATTTACATCGTTCCAATAAATTTCATAAGGATTTCCCAAATAGAAAACGTTTCCATTACTAGAACGAGTATGGTAATGACCAGAAAATACTTTAGAGAAGTTTTTAAAAATATTTGCTTCCAGTCCGTGATCCATAATAATTTGACGATTAACACGGAAACCCTGAAGTTCAAGATGTCCCATTGCAACTTTTGCCTTGGTATTCTTAATCATTTTAAGAGACAATTGTTCATTTTCCATACAAATCCAAGGAAGAAGAAGAACATCCAGATTTCCTGCTTTTATCTCTGTTGGGGATGAATAGGTTTGAATATTAGGGTAATCTTTTAAAAGAAGTTGGGGAGAGTTTGTGTTATTTGTATTTTTATAATAACTATCATGGTTACCAACAATCATATGAACTTGATAGTTTTTAAGAGGTTCAAATACAACTCTTTTAGACCACTCTAAACTTTGATAATCGATTGATTTGCGACTATCAAAAGCATCACCCATATGAATGATTGTAGTAATCCCTTGCTCTTCGAGTGTGGGGAAAAATACATTCTTGTAGAAAAGTTCAAAATAATCGTGAAAGAGTTTTGAACCTTTTCTTGCACCATAATGAGTGTCTGTAATGATAGCGACTTTCATTCAATAGCGGAGTTTAGAGTGAACACCATCTTTTATGCTATTATAATCGGAGTAGTTTCCACCGTCAACTATATTGTCATCACTAAAAACTTCGGAAAATCCTGAGCGTTCAATAATTTTATTTTTAATTTCTAACTGACGCTTCTCTCTTTGAATACGACGGAGGAATGCGTAGTGAATGATTTGTGTGAAGTATGCAAAAGGGTTCTGTGACTTCTCTGGATTGAAGTTGTGAATGTATTGGACGCAGTTTTCAATCCCGTCAGAAATCATATCTTCCTTAAACATGTAGTTCACAAAGTTTGGTTTGAAGGAAAGGTGATTTGCAATCTTCAGGAAACACTCTCCAATATAGCGAGGAATGGGAGGTTTTGGTTTTCCTTGGATCTGTGCAATCTCTTTGTCTTCACGATACTTAATGAGTGCTGCAAGAAACTCTTTGTTATTAACGTAATGCTCTGACCTCTTTCTCTTGGTCATAACTGCTGTAGTTATCATAGGTTTTTATCATTATTATGTAGGTATAATAACATAAACTTAACTAGTTGACAACGTATTCAAAATTAGATACAATAACCTTTGTGAGGGTTGATAAGTATTGTATTAGCTACTTTTAAAGATCTTCTCTAATATCTCTTTAGCGTCATTGACATTAGCGATATATCCCATTCTTCTGCTAATTTTAGACTCACTGTTTTTTTCTTTATTGGATTGTCTAGTGTAAGTTTGATACATCATAATCATTTCAATGTCAGAAGATTCTGAAAGTGTTAGAACGTCTTCCAAATTAATTAAAAACATATCTTCTTTAGTTGTTTTTAACCAAGGTTCTATTTTGTATCCAACGACTCCCATTCTGCTTTTTATCTCTGATATTACGATTGGGTTTGATAATATTAAAAAAGTTCTATCCTCTTCTTCTGAGGCAGCAACCTTTGAAAATATTTCTTCGCCTGACTTTAGTTTAATTGTTGCATAAAAATCGTCTTCAATTCCCATTTTTTTTAAGTTGTATAGTGATTATTTCATAATTGAAGTTTTCTTCATTATAGATTTTAATTCTTTCGATGAGGTGATTTAGAGTATAATTTTTTCTAGAATTGTAAGTACAATCATCAGATATATCATAAAGTGTTGCTTTTACTTTGTCTTTTCCTTTTCTTAGCACTCTACCGATAGATTGTAGGTTTCTAATTCTTGATTTACTAGGTGAAGCAAAAATGACATTATGTAAATTTTTAATATTAATTCCTGTACTGAAAGTTCCGTAAGATGCCACAATAATTGCATTTTGTTCTCGTTCAGTAATTTCTCGAACTTTTTCTCGGTCTTCTGTAGCTACGCCACCATGAATAAAAAATATTTTGCGATCACCTCGCTTAGTATTATTTATCTTTTCGTAGAGTATTGCTCCGTGTGCTTCTACTCTAGAAAAAAGAACAAGAGTATTTCCTTTTAAATCTAAAGCAAGATTTGTGATAAATTTATTTCTTTGATCGTGTGAAATCAAATATTGTATTTCGTCCTCATAAATTTCAAATTTTTGTGGGGAGTGTTTTAAGACTAGGCATTGAATATCCAATTGGGAAAGATGTCCTTGCCTTATTAATTCATCAGTTTTTGTCACTTTATATGAAGGTCCGAATAAACCTTCCAAAACCCATTTATGAGTCTGTGTTCCGTCTAATGTTCCAGTAAATCCAAAACGATATTTGGCATGATGAAGTTTTGTCATAATCTCTATCAAAGATTTAGACTTGAATAAATGTGCCTCATCACCTATAATCACACCATAGTCTTCAAAGAATGAACGTTCTAGTTTATATACAGATTGCCATGTTGTAATTGTAACTGGAAACTCATTTGTTTTTTCTCTACCAGAATAGATACGGTGGCAATATGTCTTAGCGTCCCAACCATAATCTTGGAAATCCTTGTACATCTGCTCTACCAAAGATGTCGTTGGAACAACTAAGAGAATTTTTTGTCCTTTATCTACATAATACCTTACAAGGGAATAAATCATCAAGGATTTTCCTGAGGCTGTGGGTGATATCAATAATTTTCGGTTGTGTCGTAGAGCATCGTATACTCCCTCTATTTGATACTGCCGTGGAGAATGGGCACAAATAGATTGCATATAATCTTTGACACCCTCATATGAAATACTTTCATTAATTTCAAAAGGTTGTCCGTAAAATTTATTGTCTTCGAATTTATAAGAATATCCGTACTGTTCGCAAAAATTAACGATCTTATCTAAGAGACCCACATAAATTTGTTTAGATCTCATATCATATAGGTGTATTTCTCCATTCCAATTTCTACCACGATATTGCGGCATAAATTTTGCATTTGGTACTTCAAACTTAAAATGATCTTTTAACTCATATTCAATATGAGGTTCTGTTTTTATCTTTAGAAAAACTTCATTAGACTTTGAAATAACTAAATTTGTTGTATCAACCATATCCTGCCTGGAATTTTATAAATTCAATGGCATTCTTAATTTGATAAGTTCTATTTTGAATTATCTTAAGAATACTCTCAATATAATTTAGGAGAGTTTCATAGTACTCAATTTTTAAAGATATTGATGACAATTTTTCGTCTGCATCAAGATATTTTTGTAATGTATCTTTGTCTCTAATTTTTTTAGGAAAAGGATTTTCTATATAAACATCAGGATCTGACTTTCCTGAGTAATATTCATATCTTTCGTGTCTGATGTTTTTTCTTTGTTGTTCTGACTTTTTCTTTAATAGATTGATTGTATTATATAAGTCATAATATTTTGCATGTAACATCGGGATGTTTAAAGATTCTGTATGTAAATTGTCAACATCTATTTTTGAATCTTTTTCCCACATTTGTTGAATTGTATCAAGATCAATACTCATAGTGGGTTATCAACTAAATCTGTAATATTGTAAATAGTATACTTGAAAGTTACGTTTGCGGTCAAATATTGAACGTCAGTTTCTGTTGCATCAAACTGTAAATCGCTTAAATTGTAAGGCCATAGGTCACTAAATTTAACTTTAAAATTAGGTTTTTGACTATTTGTCAAAATTTGCAACGTTCCGTCAGAATATAGATTTAACTGTGATTTTTTTGGTTGGTTTAGATTTTTATTTGAATTTTGAAAATTATATATTTCTTGTAAACTTTCTGGATATCCCAGACCACGTATCCAATTTTGTATTTCCATATAGTTTTTTAAGTCTTCATCAACAAGAAATTTTAAAGTAAAATCTTCAAATGCAATTTTGTCTCCAGGTGTTTCAATGTCTTTCAAATAAGTTGATTGCATTGCGATACCCAGAGTCATTCCTGGAATATTTGCAGAATTTGAAAAGAAAGCAACTTTTGGCGAACGATTTAATGTGAACTTAAATCCAACAGGAGATAAAAAGTTTCTATTTTGTATTTGATTACTAAATGCGTTTCCGACTGCCATTTTTTCTAATTATTTAGATAAAAAAAGAGGGTCCGAAGACCCTCTGAGTTCTCTTGTGAAAATGGATCACATGAGGTTCTTAACAGCAACTCTACGATAGTAGCGGTTAGCGTTAATCGTAAGAGCACCGAGACCTTGAGTAGTACCCTCAGCGAATGGATTTGCAACCATCCCATAACGGGTCTTAAATCCAATCTTGGGTTGGAAGCTGTTCTCACCAACGGCACGAACCATTTGGAGAGGAACATAAGGACAATAGAAGAGTCCAGCGTCATAAGGTGAAGAACCCTTATAACCAACAACATAGTATTGGTTACCAGGAGTTGCATTACCTGAAGTCAGGTTAGCAGCATATGGATCAATATAGACACGGAATTTGCCCATCAGAGTACCAGCAAAGGTGTTGCCGGTGTCGTCAACAGTCAAGTTAGAGTTGAGTGCTGGGGTGTAATCAAGTACACCAGCCATGGTTAGAGCGGAAGCAACGTCTGCTGAGCAGAGGATGATGTTGCCCTTTCCACGACGAGTTCTCTGAGCGATAGCGTTAGCATCTCTCTCAATCTGGAACAGAAGACCCTTGAACTTCTCAACTGACCAGCGACCATTGGAGTCAACGTCGAGGTCAAATACACCAGCGGTAGCGGTGTTCTGAACAGCACCTTGCTCAGCAACCTTGTAGATGGTTCTGATAACTTCACGGTTGATTTCAGCAAGAATCTCAGTTGAGAGAATGTTTGCTAATTCCGCTTCAGCATTCAGACCATGGATTGCCTTGAGGTCTTGAGCGAGCTCTAATGAGTACTCAGCCTTCAGTGCGCGTGACTTTGCAGTAACGGTGACTTTCTCGATTGAGAATGCCATCTGGTTGAAGGCATCATTTCCAGTACCATCAAGGTTTTCTGCATCGCCAGTCAGCATACCCTGACCAACATTGTATCCAGTTGAAGAAGCAGATGCAACTGGGTTCAGAACTGCTGGGTTTGTGCCTGATTGTGTAGTTGTACCCATACCAGCAGCAGTATCGGTAAATCCACCAGACTCGTCGAGTCCCTTATCCTGACCAGAGAATGCGGAATCTACTTCGTTGTAGAAAGTTTCCGTGCCACTCTGATTGGTGTAGCGTGAACGCATTGCGAAGATGAGTCCAGTAGGACCACTCATTGGTTGAACGCCTGCAACATCATAGGCGATCAGGTTTGGCATTGAACGTCTGATTAGTGAAATCAGAACAGGGTCAAAACCAGCAACGGGACCAGAAGCAGTAGCACCACCACCAAAAGCACCAGAGGCACCGGCAGCGTTACCTGAATTGGTTGGAGATTCCATGAGCATATTCATGGATCCGCTTTCGAAAGAGGATTGCTCTCTTAAAAATCTTTCTTGGTTTTCGAGCAGGACAGCGGTTACAGCTCTACGATGTGAATCTTTGATTGAATCAAGACCCTCATAGTTGAGGAGAGGTGCCCACTTTTCCTGCAGATGCTCGGATTGGAACATTTGCGTTTTACCTTTTTACTAAAGTGCGTTTTTGTGTTTGAATTATATTAAATTCAATTATTTGCCGAATGCTGAAAGAGTCTTCAGGTAGGTAGCCATAGAACCAGAAACTGATTCTGGAGCATTATCTACACCTTCAGAGAGACTTTCAGTTCTTGCTTTTGGAGAACTTACTTTTGAGGGAAAATATGATTCCTTCAAAGTCTCCAATTTTTCACGATATTTCTCTTCACTTTCAAACTCAACACTTTCGGCAAGTGAAGCGAGCTTGTCTTTCTGAGTGGCAGCAAGGCCATCAGCGACTTGTTCAAAGATTCCATCAGCAACCGACTCTGCGAGACGCTTGTTTAGGGAAACGTTTTTCTCAATTTGCTCGTTGAGTTTTTCTTCCATTTCATCAAGTTTTTCTACCATGCTCTCAAGAACATCATATTTATCTTCAGGGATTGATACATAATGTGCTTCAAAAAGTTCCTTCATTCCTGAGAGGAAACTTTCAGTCATTTCTGTTTTGAGTCCATTTTCGATTACGAGTGCATTTTCCGCAACCCATTCATCGGCAACATACTCTAGATATGCATCTACACGCTCAGAAAGTGCTCCTTTAATTTCTTCAACTTCCTCAGCGAGAGCAGAAGCATACTGCTCTTCAATAGTTTCTTTGATTTCATAAACCTTAGAACGAAGAGCAGCTTCGAAGATGGTGCGTGCCTTCTCTTGGAACTCTTCAGAAAGATCTTCACCTTCGAGAAGAGCATTAACATCTTCATCGATGTTGAACTCTTCTTCTATTTCCTCTTCTTCTTCCTCTTCTTCCTCTTCTTCCTCTTCTTCTTCCTCCTCTTCCTTAGCTTCTTCGATTACTTCTTCATCTTCTTCGGCATCTTCTAAGAGTTCTTCATCTTCATCATATTCAAATTCTTCATCTTCTTTGACACCTTTCATTGCATCAGCTGGTTTTGCACCTTTATTCACAACATCTTTAACTTGCTTAAGTGTTGCGCCAGGTGTCTTTAACTTTGCCGAATCATCATCCGGTTTGTAGTTTGAAGGATCAGGTCCTCCAAGATCTTCCCAACCACCAGTTTGTCCTGGAGTTGCTCCGGATAGACTTGGCATCGCATCCGCAGCCTTAGCATTTGCATTGACAGCGGTTTTGGATTGCTTTGTGCCTACTTCCATTTCTTGTAATTGTTTACCACGAGACATTTGAACTCTCCGTATACCTTTAGTTATAAACTATATTTATTTATAATTTAATAAATTACAATGAGTTTAAAAACTCACTGAACAATGATAACTTGTATTCTTCAAGAATACCTTGATCAACTAAAGTATTTATTGTGCGTTTTGCGTTTTCTGTTTCTCTCTCACGAAGAATGCCTCTATCCCAAATCCACTCTTTACCTTCCATAATTCCCTGAACGAAAGCGTCAGGTGCGGATGGATCGGCAACAATATCAGCAGCAGTTGCAAGCATAAAATCTTCACCAACTTCCGTATATCCTTCATTATTTTGCTTTACGGAACCAATACCACGAGAAGAAACTCCTAGAGTTACACCTTCTTTTAGAAGTGACTCTGCAATTTTACCCATTGGAGTAGATAAAATTTGTGCCTTACCAATAAAATTATTACCCTCTCTTTGAAGAGAAACAATTTTATGAGAAACTCGATCAAGGTTTACTGTTGGACCGTCTGGATGTCCGAGTTCTCCTAAAGCACGTCCTTTATTAATATACTGCTCAGTATAACGCTTTACCTCTCTTTCTATGATTGGTAAACGATACATTCTTCCATTGCGATTTACAACTTCAGTTTGTAAAAAAGGACCTTGAATATAAAGAGTCTTCTTACCGTTGACCGTTTCGGTAAGAACTTCTACTGATTCGATTTCTTCGGTAATAAGTTTCATTATGCTTGCCCCGATAGTTGTACTTGTTGAGAATAAACAACTCCTGTTCCACCTTCAGTTCTTGCTGCTAATCTATATGAAATGCTTACGGAAGCATCTGGTGAATTAAATGCGGTTAAAATTCCACTTGAATTGTAATCTACAGTAAATCTTTTTTGATAATATCCATCAACATTAGAGGATGTATCTACAGAAATAACTGGAGCGTGAACAAAATTATGATATGTAGAACCTGTTAAAGTTACATAATCACCGACACCAAACGGTGCTTGAGTTCCTTCTGGACAATCAATGATTGTTGTTGTTCCTGTGGTAATTCCAGCAACTCTATTTGATGCTTTTGTTAATGCAAGAGTTGCAGATGTTCCTGCGGGGATATAATAATCTGTTATCGCAGCACTTGGATTTGTTCCAATTGCCACAAATGCTCCAGAAGTAACGGCAACAACTCTTAACACATTTGATTGTGCTATAAAAGAAGTTGTCATTCCTGAAGTGGCACTTGTTGTAAGTGAAATGCCAGCACCAACTGGTCTATGAGCCATTATTTTATTAAATACACTTTTAGTTATTTATCAATAAATTTCTCTTCAAAGATTTCCGTTAAAATTTTCAAAAATATTTACAGACTCTGAGATGAACTGCTTATAGAATTTTATTCTTCCTCTGCGGTTTCGTTTCCAAACATTGAATTTGCTACAGCAGGACGAAATCCATCAACTTTTTCTGCCGCTTTTGCAAAAAGAAGTTCTTTAATCTTATCACTAATTCGCGAAGGTGATTCGTCAGTAGTAATCATATCCAAAAGGTCATCCATTGTTAATACCTAAGTAATTTTCTTTATTTATATCTCGCCCCCCTTGGGCATTTCTGCAATTTTTCCACTTACCTCAGTTGCCTTTCCTTGTGCATCAAGATTTGGTTCCATTACTGGTTGACCAAGATCCATCTGAGATGTTTGATCAAGTGGTAATCCTGTTTGCGGATCAACAGGTGTGGATGGATCTGAAATAATTCCATCTTCAATTTCTTTTTTAATAATTTTATCTTGCTCTAAAATTTCTTCGTCAGTTTGTCGAAGAATCTTACGTCTCACATAATCTTGAGAAAAATACTTACCAACATAAGGTTCTGCAACTTGAACCATATTTAATCTTTCATTTAATAATTCTGCATCTTTGAGTTCTGCAAAGTGATTGTCATATAGAAAATCATATTGGATATGCTCATCCATTAATTCCCAATCTTCTGGGGTGATAATATTCTTAAGAATTAATTGTGTTCTCAGCATATCACTAAACATGTAAGAAAATCTTTTTCTAAGTCTCGCAACAAACTTACTAAATTTAACTTCATCACGAAGAATTTCTGATGAACGTCCAAGATTAAATCCACCTTCACCATCCATTCTTGATGGTGGAACATTCAGAGAACGATATAATTTTTTCTTGAAGTATTCAATATCAGTGATTTCCCCAAGATTTTGTCCACCTGGAAGTGTAGAAATCTCAGTTCCTCTACCACCTTCGCGGCGAGGTAACCAAAAATCTTCTAACATTGCCATGAATTTTTTATCATCACGAATTTCTCCGGTTGAAGCATCATAGACCATTTTATTCCTATAACGCATCATTACATCACGAAGATATTGTTCTGCCTTAACTTTTGGAAGATTACCTACATCAATATAAAAAATTCTTCTTTCTGGAGCACGAGATAGTCTATAGATTACAAGACTATCTTCAATCATTCTTAATTGATTGAGAGATTTGATTGCTTTATGTAGATATGAAAGTGTTGATCCTTTATTTCTATCAACAAGTCCGGATGTACAATATGCAATAGAATCTTTTGACATTTTAATTCCACCAGTTCCGCCTAAAGAAGATGGATTGTTGGTTGGGTATGTCATTTTTGGATTGTAAATATAGTATTCCTCAATTTTAGGAAACTCATAGTTTATTGGATCATCAACATTAACATTAGCAAGTCTATATCTTGCTTTATCTTTTTCTGTTTGTTTTTGTTGACGAACATAACGCATTTTCATTGCGTCAATATATCTCAGTTCTTGAATACCTTCATGTGGGTTTTTTAAATCAATTACTTTATGATAGTATAATCTACCATCAACATACCAATTTCTATAAATTTCGTGAGACTTTTTATCAAAGTCCAAAAGTTCCAAAATATGTTTAAATTCTTCTCTTATTTTTTTCTTAATTCCATCACTTGCATTAAGATTTGATAGTTCGATAGATACTGGACTATCATTAGTATCACTAACAATCGCTTCATTTATAATATCTTCAATGGCGCTATCACACTCTGGATGAAGTGCCATTTCACGATATCTTTTAATTAAATCAAATTCTGTTCTATAAACACCCTCAATATCAACATAAGAACCAAAAAAACCACTACTTAAGTAAAAATCACTCCCGTCCTCACTATTAGGAGCAACGGGAGAGATAGTACTTGGTGAACTAGATTCATTATCTTCAATCGAAAAACCAAAAAGTTTCGCCATGATTTATTTTAACTTTGATATTTAGACTATTTATTAGGAAATAATAGTGCCAGTTTGATCCGGAGTTCCCTCACCTGCAGTCCAGTATTGAACTTGGAATTCTACAGTGAATTCTTCAATTGCATCTGAAGAATCATATGAAAGATCAATTGCTGCTACGTTGGTTGGGAAAATATCATAGAATTTGTAAGTTCTTAGCGGAGTAATAGGTGTTCCACCTGTAATAGCACTGTTACCAGCCGATTCTCTACTTCTATTTGCACCTCTCCCCAACTGATAGACAAATGCATTTGACATATATGAAGTTGGGTTTGTCGCGCCAGTGTTATTATCTAATTTACTGATTGCATTCATCCACTGTTCGAATGCAGTTCTGATTCTGAAGTCTTCGTCATTGATGACGGTGACGGTCCAGGTATCAAATGTTCGATCTCCAGCTATTTTTAAAATACGTCCTCTAAAAGGAACATCAATTGGAGCAACATTAGACGCTGGTAACTGAGCTGCTTTGCAGAGAAATCTAAAGTCTCCACCAGCAACATTCCAATCTGAATTTGCTACCGCACCTGGAAAAGTTGGAATTGCAACTTCAAATAAATTGGCTCTTGCTCCACCACCAGCTAAAGCTGTTTTAAAATTAGTGATCGTTCTTAAGACTGTCATTTTTTGGTCCCTCCTTGTTAGTTAGATGTATTTTTAATTAAACTCTTCCAGCAACTTCTTCAAAACTTACTCCAGTGCGAGTAGCAACGAAGGTAAGAGTAACATAATTAATTGATTTAACTGGTTTTAGGAAGATATCAGCTCTGAATTCATTATTATCAACTACATCAGGAGTATTATTAGATTCGTCACAGATTACCAAGAAGTCATAAATACCTTGTTTTGATTGAATATCGCGTAAATATGGTTCAACGATGTTTACGAAGTTTGCTCTCGTAACATCACTATTAAGTTCAAACAGTTGTCCTTTAGCGGCTCTTTCTAAAGCCTGTTCGACTGTTAGGAATAATCTACGAACATTAATTCTATCAAAAGCAGATGGATAAGATAATCCAGTTTTATCTCCGAAGAGAACAATACCACTACCAAGTTGATTGATGATTGGATTAACTCTTGCCGAATAAAGTTGATCGCGTTGTGCTTTGTCTGGAGTGTATGCAAGTTTGACTGCATTATTCAATACACCTCTCTGTAGTCCTGCGGGGGAGAACCACGGGAAAGAATTGTATGATAGTCTTGCCATTAATCCAGCAATGTCTCCATTACAGGGAACATATCTGAATATGTTATTAAACCTATCATAGGTATACTTATACCCACTATCAAATACTGCATATGATGATGATGAAATTGGACTGTAGAATCTTAGAATGTTATTTGTTTGTGTTGTAGTGCTTGTGACATTTATGATATTTTCTCTGTGTGGAGAAATGACAGCAATACAATCTTTTCTAAGTTCTGCAATTGAAATAAGTTTATTTGCTTTTGCTTGAGACTGAACCTCGGATAAAAGACCAGGACCATTGATTAAGAAATCAACTTGAATTTCATCTCTATTTTGGAAAAGATCATATGATGTCGATAGATCTCCGAGAGTTGCAGACATTCCGCCAGATGCAGAATAATTTACGCCTCCACTTAAACTATAGGTTACATTTCCAATGGCACTGAATGTTGTTCCCTGCGCCGCTTGACCCCAAGAACCCGATGCAGTTGTAACAACTGTATATGAAGTTGAGAAACCAGTTGCTCTTGGACTTGTACCCCAATAAGCATCAGCAGCTAGAGAAGGATTATAACCCGCAAAAATATAGTTGGAGAAATCTGCAAGATGCTGTTTGTACCAAATTTTTTCTGGAGAATTAACTGAGGAAATCGCATCTAAAGACTTTGAAAGACTTATATACTTTTCAAGAATATTGCCTCGAACTCCAGTTACAGATCCAGTGTCATCTACAATTACAACGTGAATAGCGTCATTTTTACCATTTCTATCCAATGAATAATTATTAGTTACTGGTTTAGGTGCGATATTTTTCCAGTAAATTGTTGAATTTGTAAGACCTAGAGTTTGCTGATCGTACCAATCAAGAACGCTAGCAGCAGAAGTTACCGCACCATTTCCTGTGTTAATTCCAGAGTTATTAACAAAATAAATCGAATCAGAAGTTTCAAAAGATGATGCTGCGTTGCTTTGTGAATAAGTTATTGCAGTTTCTGTGTTTGCTGAAGAAACTCTGGATAAAACTTTAACGGTAATTGTGCTATTTCCGTTTGTGGAATCTGTTGTCACCCCAGTAATGATTCCTTTTAGATAACCATTGAAAGAAGTCGTAGATCCAACACCAGGAACTACAACGCTAGATAATACGGATGTGATTCCGTATCCAATCTGTGCTCCTGCTGCTCCAGGGTTTGTTGTATTAATCCCGATGATTTGATCCGCAAGATCATCGATAAAGCATATTTTCAGACCGTTCGCCCAAGAACCTGGATTTTTTGAAGCATATGTAAAAGATGAACTAGTCTCCCAATTTGCATTATAATCATCGTAGTTTTTGATCTTTACATTTGCTGAAGAAGAAGAACCTACGCCTGCGTTAGAATTATTGAGAGTGCTTCCGTTTGTTCTAACAACTTTTAAAACTCCACCATATGAAAGGTAGGATGCAGCACTCATCCAATATTCATACTGAGCGTCAGTTGAAATTGGTTTTCCGAAGGTATTAATTAATTCTTGTTCTGTTCTAATATCGGTTGCTTCATCTACTGGACCAATAGCAAAAGGACCAGCGATTGCGCCAATATTATCCAGAATATTATCAGCTCTCCCTACTGTTAGATCAACCTCTCTGATTATTGAACCAGGAGATAATTGAGGAGTCGCCATGTTTTTCTCCGTAATCTCAGTTAACTAAAAATATTTATTAAAATGTGAATTTGCAAGACGGAAATGAGACGCGAATATCTACCAATCTGGATATTCTAACTCCCCATAAAAGATTTGTTTTTTTCTGTTTTTAATTACTCTTTGTATCGCGCATTCTTTACATTCATATGAGTAGGAAGAAGCTACTGGACCTTTATCTTTGCGTGTTCTATAAAATTCCCCAATCAAATTTTTCATTTCTCCGCATTTTCTACATCTTCTATCTGTAAGTAATAAGTGACCTAAACTTATTTGTTTATCTAATTCCATCAGGACAAATATTCCCACATATATGCTCTGTCACCATACTCATCAACAAACCATCTTTCACCATCACTATCAACAAAACTACTATCATCCAAACCATCATTGACAAATCCAAATGGTGCCATGTCTTGTTCTATTTGGTTTTTTTGTTCTTCATATAATCTTTTTCTTACGTCTTGATCCGTAAGTTCTTTAAAATAGTCTTGTGCTACTAACCATGCGTAGATGACCAGACACATTGCAAGGTCGTCATTACATCCTTCTTCCGCTTCGAAAGAATTGTGCTTTTGAATAAATGTTGTCAATTCACTCATAATGTCATAGTCTTTGAATAGAAGTTTGCTTTCTTCTACCATAGTTTTCAAGTTAAGGCACCCAACTTTCTTGACGGTTTTAGACATTTTAACGCCAAGTTGGGTTTTCTTTCCGGAAAATCCTTGTCCTACGATTTGTCCTGCCCTACCTCTCATAGAACACATAAGAAGATTTGTGTATTCCAAATCATAATGTATGATTGATGCTACTTGATCTCCAACATCATTTACCTCACATAAAATATATGCATTATTATAATTTTTTGCCACATCAACGATAATGCTTGGAAAAAGCATTGGTTTTATTTCATTATTTCTATATTTTGCTACAACTTGATGTGGAAAAGATGTGATATCAACGACGGTAAATGCAGAATAGTCGTTTCCAACTCCTCTTGCCACATCAACAGTGATGAGATAATCGTGCTCATTTACAACATCCTCATAAACATCAAGTCCTCCGCTGCGTGTTTTGGGATGATCATATACAAGACTTCTCAGTTTTGATGGAGCAATAAGAGTATCAACAGAACCTAGAAACTCACATTCAAACTCAACCTTGAATTGTTGCTCAGATGTATTAGCAATCGTTTGTGCTTTCCATTCACTGTCTCTTCCGGGAACTTCAGACCAATGAACATCAGTGAACACATATTCATTTTTACCGCGTTCAGCATCGTGCCACATACGGTAGAAATGGTTCATACCGTGTGGTGTAGAAACTATGATGACTTTTGTGCTTTTACCAGAAGTAATAGTAGGATAAACAGATGCAAAGAACGAGTCTGCAATATGGTTTGGAACGAAAGCGAATTCGTCGAGGAAGAGGATATTAAACGACA